TAGTCAACTTTATCACACATGCTGATAGCATTATTGAGAGAATCAATGACTCTCTGAAGTGCAACTTGATCCATCAATTCCATGTCATTCATACTAAAGGAACACTTTGGAGGTTACTAACTTTATTTGGAAGGGAGTTTGAGTAACTGCTCTCAGTTTGCCATTCTCTTGGCAACTCTACCTAACAGTTTGGTCTTTGCTTTACCTGTTGCCTTTTGACCAGTTTCTCTCTCATATCTGGAGAACTCTTGCTTCTTCATGATATCTTTGAGTGCTGCCTCACCTTTACGCTGTTGTGACATTCTTTCTCCTCTTGTCATACCACTTGCTTTTTGTGGTTTATAGTCAGGTGAGACTTTCTTTTCAGGTTTCTTAGTGGAAAGCAGTTTAGTTGCTGCCTTCTCTGTATCTCTGCTGCTGGTTTTTGCTGCTGGTTTTGAATCACCACCACCTGCTTTTCTTGCAGCAATTCTTGCTTGTGCTGCCCTCTTTCTTTCCTCTTTTGCTGCTGCTGCCTGTGCAGCTGCAGCAGAACCTCTCTCTTGAGTTGGTTGTTGTTCTCTGGTTGAGCGTTGTCTTTGCTGACCAATGTCCTTTCTTGGTTTATATCCAACTGGTGCAGTTTTGCCACCACCAACTGCTTTCATTCTTCTTCTTTCTGGTTCTGATTTCTTACGCTCAGCACCAATTCTTCCACCTTCACCTTGCTTGCGAATCTGTGATCTTCCTGCTACTTCAGGATCATATGCTTCTGATGTTGGTGTTGTCTCTTCTTCTGGTTTTCCTCTCAGTCTGCGCAATCTTGCAGCAACACTTCCAGACTTTCTTTCAGCATCTCTTGCATCATCTCTCTCCTTTCTTGCAGCAGCAACTCCTTGTCTTGCTGCTGTCTTTTGCGTTGCCTTTTCTGTCTCTCTCTTATACCTATCCATTCTACCTTGAGATGTTAATCTCTCTCTTGCAGCATCTTTTACTTTCTTTGTTACTGCACCAGCAACCTTTGTTATACTTTTCTGAACTCCACTTAGTTTAGTATTAAGTCCTGCTTGTTGTCTTGCTTGAAAACCAGGATCGCCACCAGTAGTAGAAGAAGTGACTGCACTTCTTACTCCTGCTGATTCTTGAAATTGCTTAAAGGTTTTCATTTCTGGACTTTACTCTGTCCAATTATTTATTCTTCCTAAGTTTATCAATAAACTTGCGTGCTGTCAAGACATTGTTACAAATTTTTATGACACTGCCATGTTGTATGATTGCTAGTTTTGTATTACTACCCATCACAGGAACAGCAGCACACATATCCTCATCTTTCCAATTCTTACCTACAATAAACCCATAACTTCCTGGTTTTGGATTTAGAATAGTGTAATGTGGATCTCTTTGCAAATCCTTCACAATTACCTCCTAATGACACTAACTGCTGCCTCACCTTTCTCAAAGACAGTATCAACAACTGCTTGGATGCTCTTTGCAGTGCTGATGCCCACTTTATCATAGACTGGCACACAAACCAAACCAAACTTCTTAGAAGTGTCACCCAAACGAATTACCCTGCCAATGGTCTGACTAATGCCAATGTAGTCCATGTTGCGCATAAACAACACTGCCTCAAGTCCACTGACATTGATACCCTCTGCCAGGATGCTGTGATGTAGAACAACAAACTTCTTAGTGCTATCCTTACCCCATGCATTGAGAGTCTCGAAGAATACCTCACGATTGACCTTCTTGCCATCAATAACAGCACCAGTCTTAGATGTAATATACATCCAAGAATAACCTCTCTGATGCAGTTGCTGGCAGAAGTCAGATTCAGACACCAACTTGACAATCTGCTTGGTAGAGCGTGCACAAATCAGGATCTTATTGAGGGAGTTTTCATCAATAGTCTCTAGCATATTGCTAGCATCACGCTCAGCAATTATCTGCTTATCCTGCACCATAGGCAACTGCTTCACCACAACTTTAGGAGGGAGGATATAACCCTCTGCAACCATTTGAGTAGCAGGAACCTGTGCAATCACCTGACCATAAACTTCAGGCAGGTTCATGCCTGGTTTAGAGATAGTCAGAGAATGTTTGGGAGTTGCAGTAAAGAAATACTTGCGACTTGCCTCCTGAGAGAAATACTCAACAGCAGGGAAGAAGTGACGCTGGACACTGTTATGTGCCTCATCAAAGTAGATAGTATCCACTTCAATCTCTGCCTCTTGAATACGATGCAGGGAGTTGTAGGTGGTGAAGATCAACTGATGCAGATTCTGAATCTTGCAGACATCATGATGGCACTTGATTACATCTACTTTAGTGGTGCTCACATGATGAGTCTCACCACTGTGAACATGCAGCACCTCAGCATTAGTAATGTGCTCAAGATACTCAGAAGAGAGTTGCTCAGCAAGCAAAATGCGAGGAGCAACAACTACAATGGTCTTGGGAGTATCAGAAGCAAACTGACGCTTTGCATCCATAATGCCCACTAGAGTCTTACCGGAACCTGTGGGAAAGATGCACTGCCCAAGATTATACTTAAGCAGTGCATCAAGTGCAGTTTGCTGGTGAGGACGAAGAGTAGGCATCAATGTATGACTTATGTTGTTAGGACAGTTTGGGGGTTACTAACAATAACCCCCCAGAAGTATCAATCTTCTTTAGGTTTGCCTGCTTGGGAAGGACCAACCCAAACCTTTCCTTCTTCATGCCAGTGCTTTACAAAAGCACGACGCAACTCAAGCAACTCAGCATAACGTGCTTTCTGCTCAGAGGTCCAGACAAGGTTTTGATGGCGACTCACTTGAGTTTTCAACTCAAGCATTTCACGAACAATATTAGAGGAGTGCATAATGATAATGTGGTTGTGCTTACACTAAAGGGACAATTTGGAGGTTACTAATTTTAACTGCTTTAGATTCTAGTACCTGAATCTCATTTTGATATTCAGAAAATATCAACAATCTAGCAGGAGATCTTTGATCATTTGGAGGGAGTTGCAATACACAATATGACCTGTCAATAAAATCAATGACACCTTTATGTCCTCTGTATTGAACAAAATCTCCCTCATACAATTTCATAGAAATGCTGCCTCCAATGGGTTCAAATGAATGGGCATAGATGTATAGTTTCTAGTATCTTCAATCCTAACTTTTTGTCCTACTGTTTTTGAATTGACTGGGGAGTAGTATTCATCTGTTTTTGCTTTGTAGAAACCCCAAATAGTTCTAACAGACTCACCACCAGAATAAATGTAAGGATAATGATGGCGTAACCAGATGGCACTATAACCCCTCTTAAATTCTTCAACCTCATAACTATAACCTTCTGGGGCAATGTGGGGAAAACCAGGAGGAAGTTCAATCATACTATTTTGACTCTTTGATATCTTGAAGTTTGAAGATAAGAGATTTGAGATTCTCAATCTCTTTGTTCTTTGCCTCTATTGCTTCTTCCAGATGCTTGACAGTTGTCTGGAGGTTAATAAGCAATGACTCTATAGATTGTGTTGTCATAAGATTCTAGGTGAGAAAGGAAGTAACAATTCCTGATTCTACATCTTCTGTAATCTTATATTTATCCCCTTTGGTAATATTTTCCCTTAAATGACCATAGTGTTCAGGATACTGCTCATCATCAGCATCAGTGATTAGATCAAAACATTCTTCATCATTATCTGCAATTACATTCCATACTCCACCATATTCTGATTGGGGAAAGGGAACAAAATGATCCACAATGTATAGAAATTTAGTCATTAACCTTTTGGATTTGTTTCTTAACTGTATCAGATTTGGATGATGGTGTCAATAGGGATAATTGCCTTTCAAATTCATACTTTAGAGGAAGAAGATGAGATGTAATAAAACCTGCATATTGGAGACCTTTGGACAACTCCATAATGTTATCAACTTGCATCAATGCAAGATGGATCTTTTCTCTTTGATTCATACAAATTCTTCCAGATAATAGTTCACAGTCACACCAAGTTTGTCTGCTTCTATTTGACAAATCTCCATAAACAATTCGAACTCATCTGTGTCCATATTTTGTAGGGTTTCATCAGTCATTGGAACCTACCTTGAGTAAAGTTAGCATAAGAAAAGATGTACCTATCCACAAGTTTAATCATACCATACTTGTTGGTCATTACAAACCCTTCTTGGTTGACTTGCTCACCACAAATGTATGCTTTGGGGCAATCATAGACAATCATAGATTCCATCAAGTCCCACTTGATGTCAATAACCAACTGATACAGGTTGGCAAGTCTGGGATCACCCAAAACATGAGTCAAAGTATCATCACAGAGAGGATGTTGTGCTTTGATGAGTGCATTGATGCACTGCTTTGCTTCCTTTGCTTCTTTCTTGGTAAGGAACTTGATACCTTTAGTATTGATCATAGGTGCGGAAGTATTGCCCACAACCCTATCAACAGTTGGTTGAATAAACTTACACTTATCAGTGCTGATGAGTTCACCCTCTAGAGGATGTGCTTCCATCTGATTGAGAATGTCCCCAGTGTAATAGGTATGAGGAGCAATAATGATATTCTCCTCAATCACATCAGGAAACTCATAGGTAATGGTGTTGGGTTTGAAGGTATCAGAACCACCAAATCCAATAAAATCACCCTGATACACACCCTCAGTAACAGGAAGATTCAGATAGCAAGCACACAGAACCTCAATCAAACTTGCATGAGTATCAGTATCATAGAGACGAAGGATGTCATCAATGGTATAGCAAATCTTGATTTTCTTCTTGTTGAATACACTTTTAGTACCAACAAAAGATTTGCCATTCTCAGGATTCACACCCCAAACAACACTTGGTGCTCCGTCAATCTTCACAGAAATATTACTCTGACGCTCATATAGCGCATCAAAAACTGAAAGATCACCAGTGAGAATGGTATCTTCAGGATGCTCAAGGTGTAGAAGTGGCATAATTAGGGTTTCTCTTACCTATGATACAGTTTGGAGGTTACTAACAATAAAAAAAGAGGGATTGCTCCCTCATTCTACCACACTGCTGTAGGTGCTATTTACTTTATCCACCAGTGCAGTTCGTTGCTCTGAAGTCATCAGATTGTTACGACTGAAGTTGATGAAGGCAAAAAGTCCAATGAGTTCCATAACACCATTGAACACTGGAATTGCATCAACAACAGCAACAACTTCATGAATAAGAAGTTGAGCAACAATTACAACAAAAAGAATAGCAGTGCTAAGACCAATGTTCTTTAGAAGTTCATTAGAAACATTCTCAGACAGAAAGGTCTTGACTTGTGCGATTTTGTCTTGCATTATAATAAAAGGTGGGGCAGGGTGCCCCTCACATCAGTGGAACAATTTAGAGGTTACTAACAATATCAGTCATCATAGACTCTACACTCAGATGCATCTGGGTGAGTGTCACAATATAACTCAAGTGGAGTTGGATCGTGTGATTCACCAGGATGATTCTCTTTATATGCTTTCAGTGCTTCTAATTCTTCTTCAGTATGACGACGTGACTGTGGTGAAATAGTAGGGTCACTCAGAAGTTCCTCATCCTTCTGAATGTGCTTGTCGATGTTTTCCATAGTTTTGTAACAGGATAATACTTATTTATTGGGGGTGTCTGATTTCTTGCCTTCCAAACTCCTTACCATAAGTTCAGTGAACTTTTCCATTTTATGGACAGAAACAGTATGTGGTGCATAAGTGATTGCATCTTTGAGAGCAACCAATTCGTTCCACTCTTCTTGTGTCAGTTCTGTGGAACTTGTTTTGGGCAGTGTCATACCAGTGATGAAACGATATACTTAATTATACTAGAAATGTTAGGAAATCAAGATAACTTAATATTTAATTCAGATTTGAGAGATTTTTCTTTACAGAACCCACTACCGTAGGTGGGAGTGTAGGTAGCATCAAACTTAAACTGAACAGTTGCATCATACGTCATCAGGTTTCATCAGAGAAAAAGAACCATCTTTGTTATCAATCCATTGTAGCACATCACCCTCTTTCCATCCAAGAGTTTTCATCATCTCATCAGAAAATGTAATCACTCCATCATCAACAGTCAATGTAGTTCTCATGAATAGTTAAAGTGTAGGTGGGTTTCCCAGTCAAATCCTGGTTGGTCTCTGCGCTCAATCATTTTCACAATGTATGGTGGAATCAGATTAGCATACTTTTCCAAAAATTCTTCTTGTGTTGGAGTTTCCAAACCATGCAGATAATGCGCTGCTCCTTCACCAATAAACTTAGCGAATCTTTCTAAATCGTAATCTCTATCATTGTGTGGTGGATAGTTACGACATACTTTCAACCAGAAAGACTTACCCTCTCCAGTAGCAAAATATTCAATAGCAAAGAAACGATAGAAGGGTTTGTCATTCATTTGTTCTTCTCACAATACAGGAAATACTTATACTCGGCAACTTGATGTGGAGCATACCTTACTACATCACATTCTTTGTATTTGTCAACCACTTCAAATGATGATTCCAATGGTTTGCCACCTGTGGTAGAGTAAGCAAGCACCATCAGAATAGTAATAAGAACACCAACGACACCAACAACTACACCAGCACCACGCAGAAACTCTTTGAGAGCATACTTATCTTCTTCAGTCATTGTGGGTTACAAATAATCAAGGCAGTGTAAGGATCAGGTTGAGTACAGAAATACTGTGGTGGTGGTTCTGGGATCTTGGATAATGTGACTAATGCTATCACAACTTGGATAAAAGGTAAAACAAAAACTATCTTATCTCTCATCACAATTCTTGTAAAAGATACCATTCACATAACAAGATTTGCCAGGTTCATAGAACTTGACTACTGGTGTGGGTTCTCTTAATACACACACATCACCTTGTCCTGTGGTTACACCTTCAAAACAAGAGGCAGCAATCAATGGCGCTAATAGTTTAAGGGTGTACATTACTTGTTTCTGTCAGTGTCCCAATAACACTCATGCTTCTCATAGTCAGCATCTAATTGAGCACGCTTATTATAGTACTCTGCTTCACGCAGGTTATACTCACGACACTTCTCTTTGTCTTGAGCAGCATCACACATTGCATTCAGTTCTTCTTCAGAGTATTGTTCTCCTGGAAAGTTGCTAGTGCGGTCTTTAGTTAAAAGATCATTGGCAAGTCCATAAAGAGATGTATCAATTTCAACTGGACGATGGCCTTTGAGAAGTGAAAGAAGTTCTATACCCTTAGTCAGTTGTTTTTTATGATACTCTATACTATCATCCACACACTTTACAATAGTGTTATAGATGTCTTGTGGAGTAAGATCTTCACAGTTTAGAGCATCATGCGCCCAGTTATCAAGTTGTTCAAGAGAATACTTCCTATAAGAAAAGTCAGAACTGTTAGGATTGGAGGTCATTTGTTATACTTCAAAGATTCAATAATGTTTTCAAGTTCATAGATGTCATTGATAAATCCAATGTTCTCATCTTCCAAGATAGTAACACGTTTTTCAAGATGAATAATACGTGCTGTTAAAGATTCAAAATCTTCTGGGATATCATACAATTCTTGATTGTTACCCAGAAATTTTTTTACCTTCTGCTTCAACTTGTTGAACATAGTTCTCGTATCTCATGAATCGCCCTAAAGACGGTGTTATACCTAGACTATCACAACATCTAAGATATGACAAGTATTCAAACCAAGGTGCTGTGGGATCAGTGTCACTCATTTACTTTGTGTAATAAAAAAGAACCATCTCCTTGATCTACCCATTCTAACTCATCATCAACTCCCCAGTTGAGTTTTTTTAACATTTCTTCAGGAAGTTCAATCATACCATTAGCATCAACTTCTACAGTGGTGGAGACCATGTTACTTGTCTCCTAAACTAAAGGACTTTAAGAACTCTGTCTCTGCTTCTGCAGCATATAAAGCAATGGGATACATCTTATCCAGGATTAGAGCCAGGTCTTGGTATTCTCCTGCATATTGCATAGATTCAGGAGAAAGACTCTCTTGGTACTTGCGTAGTGAATTGAAAATTACTCTGACTTCGTGATCTGTAAAATCATTCATTGT